GTTATAAGAAATTAGAAGACTATGGTGAACGTGCCGCAGGTAAGAGTCAATTTACTGCAGCGATCAATGCTGAATTTAGGAAAGGTCAAATGGCTGGTTTTTATGTAGATAGAAGAGAAGTAAAACACCTAGGATTGGAGGGCATGTCACGTGAAGCACTGGAAAAAAGGTTGGCGGAACTCGAACACAAAATCGGAGAATCCAAAAACATCATTAACATCACGCCAGAAGCACTTGCTAGCAAGCAATAGGCCAGGAGACTTTTTTGTTCTATTTAATGAGATACATAATTCTCATTTAATAACGACAGCCGTGGGGGACGTCACAATTAAAGCTACTAATGACCAAAAGAAAACTCGTAAATAAAAAAGCTAAAAAAGAACTGGATCGTTATCCATTAGTGGAAGTTAAGTGGACAGATGTAATTTCTGACGCTGGATGGCAGCATATACGTGATGTAATTAAAACCAAATTACCCGAGTGTGTTACAAAGGGTCATCTTTTATCGCAAAGTAAAGGTGTTACTCGAATCTTTGGTGACTTCTCTAAAGGGAAGGAAGAAGGCGCTGTTGAGGAGATAGGAAATACAACCTTGATTCCAAACTCAATTGTCATTAGTATTAAAAAGATTAAATGACGGATGGTATTAGTGAAGTACAGTTTAATCGAGAAGTTATTAATTTAAGAAAGGAGGAGCCTGTGGCTAAGAAAAAGAAAAAAGTTAAAAAGAAAAAGAAGATTATTAAGAAAAAGAAGAGAAGATAAGAGATTGACTTATCTCCCATCCCCTCTTATATCTATATAATGCTTTTTAATCAAAAAACATTAGTAGATAATGAGCATCTAATTGCTTCGCCAGAGAGAGATCTTTGGCGCTCTGTTTTAACACGAGCTGTATTAGATGCTGTGCGAGGAGTCGATCGTCTTGAAAGAGACCAAGCCCGTAATTTCCTTACGAGGGGAGGTAAGCACTTCAATAATGTTTGCCAGTTTGCTGGCAGAGATCCTGAGTATGTACAACAAAGAATGCGCAAGATTTTATTGCGTAAAGGTGGGTGGAATGTAGATGTACCCATTACTTCTCATTATAGATAAGTGAAGATATTAGATTTATTCAGTGGTATTGGTGGTTTTTCAATTGGTTTAGAACGAGCAGGATTTAAAACAGTTGCCTTCTGTGAGATTGATAAATATTGTAGATTAGTTTTAAAGAAGCACTGGAAAGATATTAAAGTATATCCCGATGTCAGAGAAATTACCAAACGACAACTTGAAGAAGATGGGTGCGAACTACCTGAAATTATTACAGGAGGCTTCCCGTGTCAGCCGTTTAGCGTGGCTGGAAGACGACAAGGAACTGGGGACAATCGCTACCTCTGGCCTGAGATGTTTAGAGTCATCAAAGAATTTAAGCCCCGCTGGATTATTGCAGAAAATGTCAGAGGCATTGTTAACATCCAAGACGGCGTGGTCTTCGAAAATGTGTGTACTGATTTGGAAAGTCAAGGCTACGAAACACAAACGTTTATTATACCAGCTGCAGGCGTCGGTGCCCCGCATCGCAGAGACCGAGTCTGGATTGTGGCTCACTCCGAATTCAATGGACTCCCTTCCTCCAAGAAACGAGAAAGCACTAAAGAAACAATATCAAAAGAATCGCAAGGGCAGAACAACGCATTCAACACTACGGGAACAAGTAGTTTATCCACCTCCAAACAAATTATGGAGAACTCCCGACGCATTATCAGGGGGCAGCAATCTTCCAGGAATAAAGAAAGCATTGAATCAGGGGCATCTCAAGAGACCGAGCGGTCAGCCGATTCAGATTCGCTTGCACGATCAGGTAAGGGAGAAAAGATTATGGCCGACTCCAACATCAACAGAGAGAAGTGGAATCAATCCGAAAACAGGAAAGGGAGCAGGCTTAAGCAAAGTAGCAAAGATGTGGCCAACTCCAAGAGAGTTTATGTACAAGGACAGCAAGATAGATCGAGGCAAAAGCAATCTCGGAGAAGTGGTTGGTGGGACATTGAACCCAACGTGGGTCGAGTGGCTGATGGGGTACAAGGCAGGATATACCGACTTAAAGGATTGGGCAATTCTATCATCCCACAAATCGCAGAAGAAATCGGTAAAGCAATAGTGAAAGCTGAATATGGAGCTTGAAAGACATTGGTGCATGCCAAGTCACAGAACATTTACTATAAAACCTTTTAAAGAACTAATCGAAAAAGAATTAGGAAATGAATATATGGATCCGTTTCCTTATCCTTTTAAAGAAGACGCCGTTACGTTTCTCAGAACAATCCCGACTAATTCAGTCAGGTATGGTGTTTTTGATCCTCCTTATTCTCAAAGGCAGCTCAAAGAAATGTATAAGAACGCTGGATTAAGTTTTAATCATCCTATGAATAATAGTTATTGGGCAGTCTGTAAAAAAGAAATTGGTCGAGTGATGAAGCCAGGGGGTAAAGTAATATCTTTCGGTTGGAATACAAATGGAATTGGTAAGCAATACGGATTTGAAATTACTAAGATTGTTTTCGTTGCGCACGGCAGCCAACACAATGATACAATTGCAACAGTTGAGGTCAAGGATGCCGGCTCGAAGTACAATCTTGACCTAGATTAGATGGCTCAAAAACGTGAATCTAAACTCTGGAAACGAATCAAAAATTTAAATCTAAATGGGCATATTTTTCGCATAGAATCTAATACAATTAATGGTATTCCTGATGTGCATTGCACTATAAAAAGAAAATCTTTTTGGCTTGAACTTAAATCAAATGATCTCAAGAATTATGGCATTTCTAAGTGGCAAATTAATTGGCATATTGCTCATCAAAAGCATGGTGGAAAAGCATTTATCTTGGCCTCGGGGGTCAAGCACAGAGGCCTTAAACTTCTCAAAGTTAAAGGGTCGGGGGCCGTGAGTCTCGTTTCTCGTTGCTCGGACAACGCCTCGTGCCTCGTTAAACTATTAAACAGCTGCGCATCCTCCTGAACCGGCCGTGTCGGGCCCGCGAGACCGGCTTCTACGTTTCTCGTTCCTCGTTCCACGTTGCTACGTCTTGTTAAATGGATAGCATCACCATCTCCCTGCGGGAGCTGCTGGACACCGGTGCTTCAGGGAAGTATAAGTTCCGTGAGGCGTGGGTAACTAACTTTTCCTTTCTGACTCACGCCTCGTTCTACGTTCCTCGTTGGGCTTTCGGCTTGGCGTTAAACATTAAACCATCAGGGATACGGGCCTGGCAGAAGCTTCTGCTGGATCGTGAATTTTGAGGTTGACTTCTATCCCATCAGGTCTTATATGTAATGAGTCGAGTGGAAGGAGACTGAAGCTTGATGTGGTCACGTGGCCTCTTTGGCCAGGCTTTAAACTGCACATGCTCATCACGTGCTAGTCTGGCCGTAACAACAACAGGAGAAACATATGGATATCAAACAATGGTTACGCAACGGTGAAAAGGAGGATGTGTTCTTGATCAAGGACATCGCAACACATGGATGCAGCGGGGCGGTCAATGGCATTATTTATTATTACGAAACAACCAAGTTCCACGCTGACCACGAGAAGGAAATTTGGGACTTGTTATATGAATACGCACAAGAGTCCGGTCAGGAGCTGGTAGCATTCATTGCATCAATCCCCATTATGAAGGATGTCGGATCCCACGCACAGTTTCTGAACGCTCTCGTTTGGTGGGCTGTCGAGGTGCGTGCTCAGGAGATAGCAGCAGAGAAGGACGCCGCTTGATTTGGTCTACTGCGCTCCTTTTTGTTTATTTAGGATGTCGATATCCCCGATTCACGGCGGTCTCCATCGTGATCGCAGCCGAATGGTTCACCCGTGTCACCTAGCCTCGGTTCCTCGTTCTACGCCTCGGTGGGCGTTGAGCTTTAAAAAAGGAGCATCTCCGGATTCCCACCGGGGGTTCACAGCTGCGTGGTGGAAATGGATTCTTCGTTCGCATTAGATACTTGACTAATTTAGTCAGGATTAACTTTAAATTTGACAGAATCAGCGTCGTCTTATATAACTGGGATAACAATAACAAAGGAGTAACTTATGGGTATGGACGTTTACGGATTAAATCCGAAAATACACGAAGGAACAAAGAAGCCAGACCGACCGAAGAACTTGCACGAAGGGGCAAGTCGTGACGTTGTAGATAAATATTTTAAACAGTCGCACGAGTACGAAGATGATAATCCTGGAGTTTACTTTAGGAATAATTGTTGGTGGTGGAGACCTCTCGCAAATTTTATGATTTCACACTGCGATTGGCTAACGCAAGAACAGAAGGCACGGCTGCACGACAATAGTGGCTTTAAGTTCTCGGAACACGAAGCGTTGACGATTGCCGACACGTTACAAAAAAAGTTAGACGACGGCACGGCAGATGCACGACATAAGGAAAACAAGTCGGAAAGAAAGGTGGCTACAGAATGGAACGAAAAACTACAAGCACAGGAAAAAGAGTTGGACGATCTCGCTAAAGAAGAAACAGGCGACGCCAATGTTATCCCTCGTGACTATCCTGGCGACATCAAAAAGAAATGGGACGACCTACAAGGTCAGCGTGATTGGAAAGAGAGTTATCCATTTGACGTAGGAAATATAAAAGAGTTTATTAAATTCCTGCGTGAGTGTGGTGGCTTTCAAGTTTGCTAGTTGGTTCTCGTTGCTCGTGCCTCGCACGAGCAAGGTGCGTTGGTTAAACATTAAACAGTCTGGCTTCCTACCCATGTGGGTTGGGAGAATTTGAATACAATCTAGAATTGTGTGAATAATTAAATCTTTTTTCTTGATATTAATATGGGAGTGTGCTTATATCTTTTAAGTCTAACAATTAACAAAAGGAAAAGTTATGACAAAGTCACAACAAATCCAAAAATTAAGAATAGACAAAAAAGCAAAGACAACTATTCTTAACTATGGAATAATCAAAGACAATATTAAATCTTTGACTAAACAATCTAGTCTAATCAAAGAAGAGATATTACCATACTTTCAAAAACAAAATGCAATTGTTTTAATTGGTATGGATAATGGTTATGAAGGTTATGCTCAAAGAATAAATAGAGAGGCAAAGAGATTTGACCTAGCTAAATTCAAAGAGAGTAACCCTAAAATCTATGCTCAATATCTAGTTGATAGTAAGAGTGTAGAAATCAAAGTTAGTTTTAAGGTAGTTGATAATGCCAAGAAATAGTCTTATCACATTATTAGGAACTGAACTAACAACAACAACAACTGGTAATCAAGTTGAACGACCTACTAATAAACCGATAATTGAAAAGAAGATTAATTATCAAATACTTTATAAAATGGTAGAGAGTGCAATTGAAGAGATCATATTAGAATATCCTAATGACCCTGTTGTTGAAGAGTTTAAAAAGAAGATAATCAAAAATCTTCAACCTGTTATTAAACAAATCATACAAGATTAATAACTAAATCAACGTGGCGACTAACGTCGCCACGTTGCACGTTGCCACGTTGAACGTGGGCTTTAACTATTAAATATAAACAATGGAAGAGTGCAACACCACCAACACCACCACCACCACCCTCTAATCATCTACTAATTCCACCACCACCACCACCACCATCACCACCCTGCTGTACCAGCCCGAACACCAGGATCCTGGCAGCTCACGCCTGATCTACTTGATAGAGGTACCAACATCTAGTACAACATAAAAGACGACCCACGATATATGGTGCACGTTGCAACTTTTGGTTGTACTGACGTCGGCGAACTGTAAAACGACTTCGACACATGTATAATGGGTCTAAACGATATGGGACTCCTATGAAAAAATTTTAGAAAATTTTAACCTTATGAACACTGACTTATTAACCGTTGACCAATTAAGAAACAAGGTTGAAAAGACTTGGATCGAGCATATTAAGCTTTGCCAAGATAATTTTATGTACTTTGTAAAAGAAGTATGGCCAGAATTTATCTATCGTAAGGCAGAGAACTCTTCAGAATGGGGGCATCATCAATTGATTGCTAATGAATTTACTAAAATTTCTGAGCAGAAAAAAGGAAGACTTATTGTTAATATGCCACCCCGTCATACAAAATCAGAATTTGCTTCTATTCATTTTCCAGCTTGGTTAATTGGAAGAAATCCAAAAATGAAACTTATGCAAATATCGCACAACACAGAACTTGCAACACGATTCGGAAGTAAAGTTAGAAATTTACTAGCTTCGCCAGAGTATGGGCAGATCTTTGGGGATGTTAGATTACGAGAAGATGCCAAGGCTAAAGGGAAGTGGGAAACAAATCATGGTGGCGAATACTTCGCTGCTGGTGTAGGAGGAGCGATTACTGGACGTGGCGCGGATCTCATGATTATTGATGATCCCCATACAGAGCAAGACTCGTACTCCGAGGGAGCCATGGATCGTGCTTATGAGTGGTATACATCTGGACCCCGACAACGTTTGCAACCAGGAGGTTCTATTGTTTTGGTCATGACCCGTTGGGCCGAGAATGATCTGACAGGTCGCTTGCTTAAAGCGCAAACCGAACCCAAAGCGGATACTTGGAAACAAATATCTTTTCCTGCGGTTCTTCCATCAGGCAATCCTGTCTGGCCTGAATACTGGGATCTCGAAGAACTTCAAAAAGTAAAAGCTTCATTACCCGTTCGAAACTGGTCTGCTCAATATATGCAGGATCCAACTTCGGAAGAAGGAGCCATTATTAAAAGGGAATGGTGGCAAAAATGGGAAGGCAAAATGCCTAAACTTAAACACGTTATGCAAAGTTATGATACAGCCTATTCTAAAAAGGAAACAGCAGATTATTCAGCGATTACTACTTGGGGAATATTTCAACCTTATGAAGATATAGGGAATGCTATTATTCTGCTCGATGCCGTTCGGGGAAAATTCGATTTTCCTGAACTTAAGATTGTGGCTCTGGACCAGTATAAATACTGGGAACCCGAATCTGTTATTATTGAAGCCAAAGCAACAGGGGTTCCATTAGCTCAAGAATTTAGACGTATGGGAATTCCTGTGGTGGATTTTATACCTTCCAGAGGCAAGGATAAACATTCACGTGTCAATGCCGTAGCTCCCGTTTTTGAATCAGGACAGGTCTGGTATCCTGAAAAGGAAAAATTTAGCGAAGAAGTTATTGAAGAATGCGCCGCTTTTCCCCATGGAGAGAATGACGACTATGTAGATACAATGACCCAGGCTGTGTTAAGATATCGTCAAGGATATTTTGTACCTACTTATACGGACTGGGAAGAAGAAAAAAAGTACCATGACCGAAAAAAGTTTGTTTATTATTAGAAATCAAAATGAGTGTATTTAGATTAGGAATCCCGATTTTGAATCTTGCTTTTAAAAAAGCAAGAGTGGCTAAGCGTGCCCAAAAAATATTTGAAAAAATATTTGGAGAAAATCAAGCAGCAGGTTTAAGTCAGCATTCAGCCTACAAGGCTTCTAAAGATGAGCTTATTAAAAAATATAAGCTTAAAGTAAATCTTAGAGGACAGGTTCTTAATAAAAGTGAAGGTGGAGAAATAGTTATTGGTAAGAACGTGGATAGGGATTTATTATGAGTATAGCTAAAATTGCTAGATATGCCTTAAAAACTAAAAAGGCCAAAAAGTTTCTTTCTGAGGCTCAAAAACTTATACACAAAAAAAAGTCAGCTAAAGAATATCGAAAAATATATAAAAGCGTTCATAAAGATGTTCCTTTACAAGTTAAAGGTGAAAAATCATTTACAGTAACCAAGTTTCAAAAACCTAAGCACCCTGGTGGAGGAGCACCCGTTCCTACTCAAAGAACAACCCATTACGGACTAAGAGGAGCAGAGCTGAAAGTTGGGACTAAAATGGCTAGACGAGCTATCTGGCACGATACACGAGCCAAAGGATCTGAAAGCTGGCGAAATGAAATGCTAAGATATTTTGGAGGTGTCCATATGAGTCAAACTCGAGCAGGCACTAAAAAAAGTGTTAGTCTTTTAGTGAAAAATTATCAGCAGCGATTGAAAAAGAAAAAAATTAAAATTACTAAAGCTCTGCGTGGAACCTTGGTTCGAAAGGGAACGAAGCTGGCTTATAGATTAGCAACTAAGAAGTTTCCTGAGCTCTTTAAGAAGAAAAAATTCTCGATTGCTGAACTTAAGACTAAAAAGATTAAAACCCCTGAACTTGCGTCTTTGGGTGTGACTAAGACAACGGCACTTAATTTACGTAAATTAGCAGTCGCTGAAGTAACCAAAAACAGGCTTACAAAATTGGGCAATATGGCTATTAAGCATCAGAGAAAAGCTGTCAGTTTGTTTTGGGGAAAAGCTAAAAATTTTAATCAAATTAAAAAATTAGAAAAATACCATAATCTTGCAACGAAGAAAAAATTAGAAAGCATAGGAAAACAATATGAGAATTTAACCAAATATCAGGAAACGATTAAAGCTAAAACGGCGACCAAGCATAGCGAAGGCGGCGAAGTGGTTATCAGTAATAATGTAGACAGGAGTTTATTATAATGGCAGAAAAATACGAACCTTACGAAAAACCATCGGCAGTTCCAGGACTCGCGATCGCTGGAGCGGGAATCGGGGCTCTTGCCTATTTGGCCAGAAAAAAAATACCAGGTCTCAAGCTTCTAGAAAAGATTGCAAAAACAAAAACACCACCACCTCCTGCAGCACGACTCACGCCCCAAGTGGTCGACAAGGTTAGTGAAACTATTAAGATTACTAAAACCCCAACTTCACAGTCGTTGGAGCTGATTACTCAACCTCATCCTCAAAGAAAATTTGAAGAAGTTAAAGGCGCAATGGATCTGGTCGCAACCAAAGCGAAAGTGGCCCCATTAACTCAAGGTTCTAATCAAGGACGATTCGGTTCATCCCTATATGATTATATTGCTCAGCATCCTGCCTATAAACCGCTAGATGCCAAAATATGGATTAAGGAACTTTCTAATTTTAATCGTTTAGCAACTTTTAGAAGTAACCAAGCAGGTTTTCAAAAAGTCAGAATGAATGTCACCAAAGCTGAACTCGAAGATGCAAACATTCTTCGATTCACTGGAGAGAAAGTGGTGGGAGGATTTTTAACCACGGCACGAGACTCAGGAATGAAAGTTAGTAAACTGGATCTGCTTAACATGATTAATAAATCGCCTGCGGTTAATCTGCGGGTGAAGCGTTTTGAATTTGTTACTCCTATGGTTGAAGAGGCTACGGTTATAGCTAAAGATTTAAATAAATTTATCGCCGATGCTGAGGCGAGTGTTAAGAATTACATAGGTACTGTCGAATCTGCTACAGCACAAAGCTCCCTTACCAATGTCGCAGCAGAACTTAATGCAAGCCGAATTGAAATAGCTAAAAATATAGCTAAAATAAATAAGTATTTCTACAATAAAAATGCTCCACTATCTTCGATGGTTGAAGCGATCAAGCCTCTTGAAGGTAATATAAAATATTTAGAAACTATATCCAAAGGTTTGGCTGAAGATCACCAGATTATTTTAGATGTTAATAAATTAAGAGAATTTAAAGCTCATCATACCAATCTTTTAAGAAAACTTGGTCGGGAAAAAACAATGGATCAATCTCCACGATACGGGGATCACGACACTTACAAAGTTTTAGGCGACGAAAAATATATTGAAGATGTCATTTATTATCCAAAAGTAATTCCTTATGGACGAAATGTTGTACCAGGCGAAGGTGGAGCAAGTCACTTTGAAAAAATTGCAGGAGTATCTTTTGATAATCAAGTTTATCACGTACGTTATGGCAGACGCGCAGTTGCGGGTGGCCGAGACAAAGCTTATGTCGTTCACGAAGGTCAATCAGACGTTCAACAAAAAGCTTGGGAAAAAATGGCTGAAGGAGGAATTAGAACGAATCCTTTTAATACCGAACAGGAATATGCTCAGGCAAATTATGCCATGAAAGAATTATTAAAACGAATGGGGGCTATTGATAACAAAGGCCTTTTAATGTCGAATGCCGACAAGGTGGAATATTGGAAGCTTTCGCAACAATTTAGGGAATTACAAAAAAATACTTTAAACGCTTCTAACCTACAGAGTAAAGCAAGTAAATATGGGGACAATGATGTTCCTTTTTTACCCTTTTTAGAAAGGGATATATGGGGTGATCATCTCATTAAGCATATGGCCAAGACAGCGGCTGATGATGGTCTTCAATGGATTGCTATTAATCCTGTGGAAAGACTTCATGCTTTAAAAAGAGCAGACTCTAGTGCCAGAGGTGTAGTAGGTAAACTGGGAGATTGGGAATTTTATGGAGCCGCAAGTGGCAAAGCTGGAATGAGAGGAGTACAAGCTTATTCCGATGCGCAAAGTAAAGCAATTATGACGAACGAAAAAATGATGGCGGTATTGCCTGAACGAATGAAAAAATTGGCTCTTCAATATGATTCGATAGCTCAAACGATTAAGGTAGCTAAATCAGACCCAAGTAAACCTTTTAAGATTCTTAAGAGACATTCATTTGAAGCTGGTTCAGCCGCAAGAACTCTGAAACATACTAAAGCTCCAACCGAACACGAAATGGCTTTCAAAACGGCTCAAGAAGCCGCAGAATATTTAACAACTAGAGGAGCTACCGGGCGAAGTGGTTATAATTCTATTGAATTAGCTGCTGATGACCCTCGACTTTATTATGAAGCTTTCGGCTTGAAAATTACACCCCAAATGCTACAACAACCCTTCAAGCTTTACAAAAAAGAAGGTGGTCTAGTAGTTAATATGTTTAAATGGTAATATAGAAACAGTTTAAACAAAGGAGATATATATATCATGGCAAAAAAGAAACTTAAAAAAGCTATTCTAGCCGGTTTAACAGCGTATATGGCAGCTAAAACTTTAGGCAAAGGAAAATTAACTGCTGAGCAAGCGGCTGCAACTGAAGTAGGGCCTGGAAAAAAATCGTATGCTCATGAACTGGAAAACTATCTTAGTTCAAAAAAACCTGAGCATTTAGGTGATACAGGTAAAGGCATGGATCACATGCTTAGAAAACCGTGGTGGAAGTTTTGGAAAGAAGGAGGCAGTATTTCTGCTCCTGTTTGGAAAAAACACGGCGGTTCGATTAGAACTGAACACGCTAGAATGGGCAAAATGATTAAGGCTGCTCAAGGCACTTACGCTAAAGAAGACGAATCTCTTGGCATGCGTTTAGGAAAAGGTAAAGGCACTGCAAAAGAAAGAGATATGTCTTATGGCAAATGGGGCAACAGAGGTAAAGATTGGGCTAAACACGGTAAAATGGTTAAAGCTCGACACGGTACTATGGTCACAGGCGGTACAGCTTACGTTAAAACCAAATTGAATGGCACATTAAAAGTTAAGACATTCTAAGAAGTCAACTATGGCGGATGTTGAAAAACAAAATAAAGTTCTGGAAGAAGAAGGTCCAGCAACTGAAGAAGAGGTTGCGGTTGAAGTTGAAAGACCTAGCGAAGAAGCTGTCAATGAAGGCACTGAAGAAGAAACTTCTGAAGAAGAGTTTCATGCTAATTTAGCCGAGGATCTAGACGAACGCGTTCTTCAACGAATGGCGTCAAAATTAGTTGATGAATATCGAAGAGACAAAATATCAAGAAAAGACTGGGAGACGGGTTATACTCAAGGTTTAGATCTTTTAGGATTTAAATATACTGAGATGACCCGCCCCTTTCGAGGCGCAGCTAATGTAACTCACCCTTTATTAGCTGAAGCTGTTACTCAATTTCAAGCACAAGCTTATAAAGAACTTCTCCCTTCCGACGGACCTGTCCGTTGCAAAGTGCTGGGAGATGAAACCCAAGAAAAACAACAACAAGCAGATCGAGTTCAAGATTTTATGAATTATATGCTCATGGATAAAATGGAAGAATATACTCCTGAGTTTGATCAATTATTATTTTATCTTCCTTTAGCAGGATCCGCTTTTAAAAAAGTTTATTATGATGCGGTGATGGAACGAGCTGTTTCTAAATTTGTTCCTGCAGAAGATTTAGTAGTTCCTTACTACGCAACTGATTTAATGGATTGTGAACGAATTACTCATAAAATTTCAATGAGTGAAAATGAAGTTCTTAAAAAACAAAAGACAGGTTTTTATCGAGATATAGAACTTAAACCTGTAAATACCGGACAAAGTGATATTAAGAAAAAATATGATCAATTAGAAGGCATTGTCCCAACAGCCGATCGGCAAACTAATTTTAATATTCTAGAAATGCATGTGGATTTGAATATAGAAGAATTTACAATGGAAAATCCACCAAAAGAAGTAAAGATTCCTTACATTGTAACTGTTGACGAGGGTTCAAGTGAAATATTATCGATTTATCGTAATTATGAACCTGACGATCCTACTCACACACGAAAAGAATATTTTATTCATTACAAATTTTTACCTGGCTTAGGCTTTTATGGCTTTGGCCTGATTCACATGATTGGTGGTTTATCTAGAACAGCAACAACAGCTTTAAGACAACTTTTGGATGCTGGGACTCTTAGTAATTTACCCGCAGGCTTTAAATCTCGGGGAATTAGAATTAGAGATGATGATCAGCCTTTTCAACCTGGAGAATTCAGAGATGTAGACGCTCCTGGAGGAAATATTAAGGATCAATTCCAAATGTTACCTTTTAAAGAACCTTCAGTAACACTATTTAACTTAATGGGCTTTGTAGTAACAGCAGGTCAACGATTTGCATCTATTACAGATATGGCAACAGGCGCTGATACGCAAAACAGAGCAGTGGGAACAACCGTTGCCCTCTTGGAACGTGGTTCTAGAGTCATGACAGCTATTCATAAGCGTTGTTATTATGCAATGCGTAACGAATTTAGATTAATGTCAAAAGTTTTTGCCACATTTTTACCGCCGGTTTATCCTTATGCCGTTTATGGAGCCGATCGAATGGTAAAAGCAAAAGATTTTGATGGTCGAATAGACGTGATTCCTGTTGCAGACCCTAATATTTACAGTTTAAGCCAAAGAGTAACACTAGCCAGCGAAAATTTGAAAATTGCGATGTCAAATCCCAATATGCATAATCTTCGTGAAGCTTACAGACGAATTTATGCGGCTCTCGGAACACGAGACATTGATAAAGTTCTAAAACCAGAGCCACCGATTGTTCCAAAGGATCCAGCCATTGAAAATATGGAAGCATTACAGATGAAACTTCCAAAAGCGTTTCCTGAACAAGATCATCAAGCTCATATGGATTCCCATACGACTTTTATGGCATCACGAATGGTTCAAGTGAATCCAATG